CCGAAGACCCGGTCCAGTTCGCGGTGAGAATGCCCAGCGATCTGGCGTCACGGGTCGCACCCGGCCTGCTGCACGGCCTGTCGATCGGCACGCCCGCCACGGAGGGTGGACAGGATGCGGACCGGCTGATCCCCTACTGGGATCGGACCAACATGGCCATTGATGCGCCTGTCATGCCGCGATCATCCGGCGAGGACGAGTAGCCCTAGCGCCGCCTCGCAGCGCAGAACGGTGCGGCCCAGCCCGGTCAGCCGTCGGTAGTCGACCGGATCGGCGTTGAGCACGTCCAGGGCGTGATCGAGCAGCACATCGGCCAGCAGTGCGGCGTGGGGCGAAGGGTCGCAGAGTAAGGCCAACCTGACGGCGTGGACGCGGGCGGCGAGGTCGTCCGGGTCAGCCCGCATCGGTGTCCTTGGGGGCGTCGGCCGGCGGGCTCTGCGGATCGTTTGCCGCGCGCCAACGCTGGTAGGCGGCGTACACGTCACGCTCCTGCTTCCAGCCGTCCGACGGGAAGACGAGCGCAGGTATCGACGGATCTTCCAGCAGTGTCGCCGCCGTGACCCGGTGTTGGCCTTCGACGCAGAGGAGGGAGCCGGACTTTCGGACGCCGACCAGTACGGGATGGTGCTGCCGCACGTCTTCGGACGCCTTCATCAGCGCGCCGACCTTGGACGGCTGGAGCGGGCGCTGATAGTGAACCCGGTCGATCATGATGAGTTGAGGGTCCAGATCGCACGGGGTCAGCGGGTCGTCCAAGCCGAGGTCTTCGGCGGTGTACGTCGGATGGTCGGCGGGCTCGTCAGCCAACAGGACCACCAAACCCCGGATTGCGGCGCCTGTCGCGCAGTGTCTGCCGCTGTATCTCTTGGTAGAGTCGCTTGCCGTCGATGTGTACCGGGGTGCCGTCGGGAAGGCTGCCGATTGGTGCGTGCTGCCTTTCGGCGTGGATCGCGTCGACCTTGGCGTGTAGGTCGGCGAGCGCCTGTTCGTGGGCGTCGTGACGTGCGTGCATCTCGTCGCGGTGTTCGGCGAGCTTGCGGCCGAAGTGGACCTTGGCCCGCCAGAAGGCGACCATGGCGGCGAGCGGCGCCCAGATCAGCGAGGCGATCAGGTTGGTGAGGACCGAGCCGTTGGGGAATCCGAACAGATCGACGAGCGTGCCCATCGGCTACCCCTCGTCGTCGTCTTCCTCGTCGGCGGTGTCCTGTTGTCCCTGCCGCCGGGCGCCGAGTGCTGCCAGGGCGGCGGCGACCGCGGACGGGTCCATGTGGCGGGTGCTGCCGACGGTGTCGTGCTGGGCGATGTCGACCGGCGGTGGGGGTGCCGGTTCGGTTGGTTCCGCCTCAGCCTCGGCGTTGCCCAGCGTGTCGTCGAGTGCGCCGGAGGAGATGCCAGGGACGTAGCCCATGGCCTGCGCGTCGGCCAGCGGCATCGTGTCGGCGATCACTGCACATCGGCAACCCGGATGGGTGGGGCAAATGCCGGCGGGTGGGTCGGTGTCGAGCGGGTACGGCCCGTCGTCCTGGTTGGTCTGGCAGTCCTGGCACACCCTGACGTCGTTAGCCGTGAGGATCGAGTAGGCCTCAACAACGCCCGACGTCCTGTACGACTCGATCGACGCGGCTGTCATCGCCCGCGCCATCTCAGTAGTGGCAACCATTCCGGCCCACTGGGGGTCGTCCAACACTCCGCGCAGGGTGCGGGCCAAGGTGTCGGCCGAGTCGCCGCGGGCCACCGCATCGGCCACAGCGGAGGCGAGACGGTCAAGGCGGTGGTCTTCGATCGAGGCGAGCAACGAGCCGCGTTGTGCTGCCCGGTCGGACCAGCTTGGGTTGCGGCCGACGGCGGTGGCGATCAGCTCGTCCAGCTTGGCGGCCTGGCGGGCGGCGGGGATGTTGCCCGGAGTCCAGGCGTCCCAGTTGATGGTTGCAGAGAGCGGCTGACCAGCCAAAATGCACCGTCCGGCCATTCACCCTTGTTGCACGGTTTGTTATACAATGGTTGACATGGAACGGGAGCTAATCGGCCTCCGCATCGGAGGTGAAGGACTCGCCCGCGTTCGCCGCATCGCCGGAGCGCTCAACGGCGACGGCAACCCGAGAAGCAAGCTCAGCCCGACCCTCCGTGCGGTCATCGCTGATGGGTTGGCTGCACGTGAGGTCGCCTGCAAGAAGCAACACCGAGGGCCAATCGCCGCCGGGGTGTGTGGCCACTGTGGAAGGGAACTCTGATGGAGCAGAGAACGGCACAGACGGCCACGGTCGATGTCCTGACCGCTGAGGTTCGGGTCCTCATGATCGGTTCGCGGCAGGTCACCATGTCGGTGTACAAGCAACTCGACTGGATCGCGCCCGACAAGATCGTGCCGTTCGGTCGGATCAACGACGGTGAACGTTGGGTGAGCAGTGACGTCGAGCGACTTGTCGTCGTAGGCCAGAATCCGGACGATGGTTCGCTCGTGCGGGCGCGCTTCCGTCGCCAGCACAGAGGCACCGTTGTCAGGACCGGCGAGAAGTTGATCAAGTACAGCGACTCTGCCGATGCGTCGATGCGTCTCTGCACCCGCTCCGAGTGGGAGGCTGCCGAGGCGCTGCCCCTGATCGTCCTCGCAGGTCTCCGCTGAGCGGTTATGCGTGCTGGCGCCGTGGCCGCCTCAAGCTGCGACGCCAGCACGGTCTCAGAAGATGCTGCGGCCACCACGGGGTGCGCCAGGTGCTTCGCGCATGAGCTGATCCAGATCGCGCAGTTCGCGTTTCCGCCCGGGATCGTCGGGCTTCGCGGCCTTGAACGTAGGTGTCGGCCGGTGATGTAGCGGCACTGCGACTGTCGGTGGCACTGACGGTTTCACCCGCGCCACAGCGTCGTCTGCCGCTACCTCCCCGGCTTTCCACCCTGCCCGGTAGACCTCGGTCAGCGCCGGGCCGAGCACACCCTTACGGGCGTGCTGGTCGAGGATCATCCGTATCTCAGCCCGCAGAACCGCCGGGTCGGTGGTCGTCCCAGACGGCCAGCGGGACGTGAGCACGTTCGCAACCTGCTCACAGTCGATAATCCGGCTGGCAGCCTGGGATACCTGCTTCGCGAAGCGCGGCCCTAGCTGGTCGTGGGCTTGGAAGCCCAGCCATGCCGCCCGCTCCCGTTGCCGGTTGCGGGCTTTCGGCTCGCCCCCCGCCACCACCCGCCTTGCGGAGCTCGGCCGCGGTCGCCTTCGCCAGGCTTGCGGCGTCGGCGGGGGAGTCGTCGAGGACCATCGTGTTCAACGTCCGCGCCGTGTCGTCGTCCACCGTCGTGAACGTGAACGGCCGAGCAGGTGTCTTCCCCGTCTTGGCGAGACGCGCCGCCCAGGTGGCGAACGCGGACAGTTCGGCGGCACTGGCGGACTTCTCCGCACCCTTCACGGGCTTCTGTGTGTCGCCGGACTTGCCGTTCGCCTTGACTGGGGGCTTCGAGCCAGCATCCGGGCTGCCCTCGTCGGGGGTCTGCTCGTCGCCGTCCTCCCGCTCGCTGGCGGGAGTGTTCAGCGGCTTCCCGGAGGGCAGGTTGCCGGCTTGCAGGTTCTGCTTCGCCGCCTCCGCACCGGCCTTGACCGCCTCACCCTGGGCTTCCTGCTGCTCCTGCAACCCTCGCAGGAACTGGGGGCCCATCCTCGACAGGATGTAGGGTTCGTCGGCTTCGGGCATGTCGGCGTAGGGGGCTAGGCCCATTTCGTCGCGGGCCTCGTTCAGCGTCATCCGGCCCGACTCGACACGGGCCAGCAGGACGGCGTCGGCGGCGGCTTCGTCTTCCTCTTCCAGGCCGAGGAACCGGAACTCGATCGCCGGGTCCAAACCCAGATACCGGCGGTTGATCATGTTGAAGATGCCGGAAAGCCACTTCGCCCACGGCAGGATCATCTTCCGGTACTGGATGTTCTCCTGACCCTCGTGATAGCTCGCCCCACCCAGTCCGCCGGTTTCGATGAACCCGATCTCCGCCGGGGTCACCTGAAACGACGCGCAGATCAACTTGACGATGTAGGTGTCATACTCGGGCTTGTACAGCTCCGAGTTGTCCGCGAACTTCGCCAGCTTCCCACCCGGCAGGCCGATCTGGATGCGCTGCCGCTCCGCGAGATCCCCGGCAAGCTGCGTGTTGATGCTGCGCCGCCAGCGTTGCATCTCATCCGGCGTCATCCGGACGCTCTCCGGCAACTCCATCAGCGCCAGGGGCAGCGCGTTCGAGTCGAACTGGCGGGTCATCCACTCGGCACGCTTCATCCACAGATTGATCCGCACCAGGGCGTTCTCCACCGGGCCGAAGCCGTAAGGGGACGACACCCGCTTGTTCCGCACCGAGTAGATCAGCTCGTCGGCTGACCTGCCACCATCAACCGTGCCATCCTTGCCGATGGGTGCGGTGAACTCGCCGCGGGGGAAGCCATACAGGATCTCTTGGAACGCAGGGTCCGGAGGCTTCGGCCTACGCCCACGATGATCCAACAGCGGCTTGACAACGTCACCTGACATGTTCCACAGCGCGTAGAGATCATTGCCGTAGGTCAGATTCGCGTGCAGCGGCCAGGCGTCAAGGACCAGCACCTCTTCGAGGCCCACCCACAGCCAGTCGGCGAACTCCAAACCCTCGTCACGGTCCGGGGTCTGCCAGAAGTCCATCGCCTTGGCGATCTGCGGGGCCAGCTTCTCGCGAAGCTTCTGCTTCGCCTCCGTCTGCCGCAGACCTTCCAGTTCGGCCGCCGCGGCGATCGCCTTCTCGGAGACGACGATCGACCAGTCCAAACCGCAGACCTCGGTACGGATCACCCGCATGCAGTCCTGGACAATGTCCGTCCGCGCTGCGGCCCGTAGCGTGTCGAACGGGATGAGCCTGTGTTCGCCGCCGGGGATGTTCCAGCCGACCGGATATTCCCAGGCCCGCGGATCGCTGCGACCATCCGGCCGCACCGGGTCGATGCCGTAGGGCGGCAGGGGGGTCAGCGGCCCGAACGGCACCGTGTACGGCAGCTCACGGGGCAGCGGCTCATACGAGCCGACCGGCATCCCGGATTGCATCGTCGCTAGGGCGTTGGCCTGAGCGGACATGTCCCGGGTTTGCGCGCCGACCGCACGGGCACCGGCCGCATAGCTCGCTTTGTCGAGTCGGCGGCGCTGCTGGGCACGGCGACGGCTACGGGAGGACATCAGCCCTCCGCGGCGTTCAGGTCAGGGGCCGTCTCCAGCCGTCCTGTGAGGTTTGGCCGGGGAACAGGTCTTCGATGCCCAACGGGGCTGGTGTCTCGTCGGGCGGAAGCTGGGGCTTCGGGCCGGCGGCGTCCTCTTGGGCGAAGACGTGGTTCATGTAGAACTGCATTCCGCCGATATCTGCAAGATCAGTCATGGCCCAGACCAATGCGTCGACTCGGTTTGGACTCCAGTCGGCATCAGGAGTCCAACTGATCATCTCGTCTTCGAGGTCAGGTAGTCCGCCGATGTGATGGGCGCGGCCCTGCTCGTAGATCGCCGAGATCGGTTCGGCGCGGATCTTCTTACCGCGGCTGGCCGTGACCTTCGTGTATGCCACGTTGTGGTCGACATGGCGGATCGTCGACTCGACCATGTCCGCGCCGAAGTTCGTCTCCGCGACGATCCTGTCCGCCTTGTACCGGTGGTAGGCGTCGACGGCCGCCCGAGCCCAACCATCCGGGCTGGCCTTCAAGGTGAGGTCTTCCAACACCCAGAAGTGTTCCTGCGCGTCGACGCCGGCTACGACGATGCCCGTGTGATCGGACTCGTCGTTCGCCGTACCCGCCGGGTCGATGGCGACGACGATGCGGACCAGGGTGGGCAGGTCGGTCAGCGCCCGACGATGCTCGTCGATGTTGCCGCGGGTCCACAGGGCACCCGGGTTGTCGTCGAGGTATTCGCCGTACAGCTCCTGGCGGCCAAGACGGGTGCCCTCGTAGCGCTTGCGCAGTTCCGACAGGGCGGCAGCGGACAGGTTCGCCGCGTTGTCGAATGTCGAGCCGCGGGTGACGACTACCGAGCCGTCATCGCGGCCCATCCAGTCCTTGAGCAGGATCGATGGCTTCGGTGTGGTCGTGACGATGACCTGCGGGCGGCCGATGCGTAGCGCCGGGGCTAGGCCCTCAGTCCAGGACGCGCGGGCGTAACGCCACTTGGCAATTTCATCGAACCAACCGCCGGACAGGTTCAGGCCACGGCCTACGTCGGCGTCATCCGCACCCAGCATGTGGATGATCTGGCCTGTGCTCAGCCTGATCTGCCAGAGCGACCGGTTATACACGTAGTCGACGTGGCGGTTGTTGAGCACGGTGCGAACACCGGCCGGACCTTCGACGCAGACCAGCCGAGCGTCGGAGAACGTTTCGGCGACGATCGCCCATTCGGTGGGAGAGCCGTCGGGAGCGGTTGGGGTGTCGAGGACGCGCTGAACCAGCGTCTCGGCACCCGTTCGACTTTTCCCCAACCACGTCCCGCCAGGATCAGCCAGACGAGCCAGTCGCCGTCAGGTGCCCGCTGGGCGGTCCGTGCATGCTTCCACGTAAACGTGCCGTGGGGTTCGCCGTCACAGTCGTCGAGGCCGCACGCCCACGGCTTGTCTGCCGTAACGGTGACGGCTTCGAGTTGCTGGCGCAGTTCGAGCTCCCGCCGAAGGAGGGCGAGGCGTCGTTCAGCTAGGGTCGCCGGTTTCGGCAAGGTCGCGGTGGACAAGGCGGCGCTCCAACTCGGCGATCTCCGCTTCGATCTGGCCGACGGTTCGGACCTCAACCTTGGTCGGGGCGTCAAGGCCGAGGAGCTTCGCCCGACGGTCTTGGATCTTCAACAGCCGGTCGATGGCGGCGAGGATGGGTGCGTCGTCTTCCAACGGTTTGCCGTCGTGCCAGATGACGCCGTCTTTCTGGACGGTGTAGTGCTTGGCTTCGAGTACCTGCATGCCGGCCTGGTAGAGCCGGTCGAGGCGTTCGAGTTCGAGGGCGCGTAGTTCGTCGGCGGTTTCGCGGACGTCGGCGGCGATGATCCGCTGGACGGCGCGGTAGGCGACGCCGCGGTTCGGGTAGCGGAGTTCGGTGGCGATCTGCTCGTAGGTCTTGCCTGCGATCCGCATGCGGGCGGCGTCGGCGTC